ACGCAACCCAAGCTCGCGGATACGTTGCCGGATCTTGCGACCCCATTCCAGAACATCGGTCGGAATCAACGCCTCTTCCAGCGAAGGGTCATAATCCATCATGACCACGCCGGCACGGAACCGGTCCAATGTTGCCGCGTCCAGTTGGTTGCGGCCAACATACTCACGGTCAGCACCGTTGCCGAACGTGTTGGCGGCGGCGATGAGAACAAAATCATCGTGTTTCACCGCCTTGGGTTTGTCCGTCCGTTGCGGAAGGAACAAATACCCGTTCGCCAACGCCGAGTTCAGCACGACCAGAAGGTTCGCGTCTGCCGCGTCGATCTCGTCCAGAAGGAAGACGCCGCCGTTTTCGTACCGGTTCACAAACTCAGCCGGCACATACTCGAACGATCCGCCTTCACCCATTGGCAATAGCCAACCGGTGATTTGCGATTCGCTCATGCCGATCGAGCACGAAACTGACGAGAACGGCAATCCCAGCGCCTCCGCGACCTTCTCGGCAAGGTACGTTTTGCCGCACCCGGCCGGGCCGACGAGCATCACGTTCAACCGTTGCGACGCGAGTTCCAGCACTTTACGAAACGCCGGATGGGTGGCGCCAACGTCGATCCCTTCCGGATCGACCGGATCACGGACAACGATCGTCCGCGTCCCGCCACCGCCAACCGGCGCGTTTTCCAGAGCCTTTTTGACGACTCCGGCCGCGACCTTGGCAATCTCAACACGAAGCGGATCATCGATCTGATCGGCGTCGGCGTCTCCCGAGCCGCGTTCCTCTCCAGCCCCTTCAGACTCGCCGTGCCCAAACTGCCCGGCGTCGGGGCCATTGCCGGCGCCGTCGTGCCGTCCGCCTTCCGTGTCGTAGGCTTCCTTGGCCGCCGCGATAATCGCCGCGATCAATTCGGCTTTGGACATGGTCGTGGGCTTCGGCACCTCCAGCACCTTGGCAAGCGCCCTCAACTGCTTGATGGTCATGGAACGCAATGCGGTATGGTTTATCTCAGCCATTCTTGTTTCTCCGTTGTTGTGGGTTTGCGCCCTCGTTCAATGAACGAAGACGCGCCACCAAACCCAAACCCGTTTGGAGAGCCTCAAACACGTTTGCGGCCAGCATTTCTCACTGCCACAATCGCCCGCGTCCGTGCGGCGGCGTCCGTCTCGCGCTTGGCAGATCATCGGCCCTCGCCAATGCCCGCCTTTCTCACCCGTCACGCGATAGGTGCCGGTCTGTAGCATGTTCTAGGGTGCCCCGCCCTTGGGATAACTTGGTGTCCCAGCCTCATGGATGCCCTTTTTCGGGTCCGTTGGCTTTCCCATTGTCGAACCGGTGAACCTTCGGTGCCGTGCCGCCTTCGCGCTTGGGTGCGTGCCGGCGGTCTGTGCGATAGCGTGTCATCGGCTCCGGTAGTTCATGACACGATGCCAAGGCGACCGGTCCAGATACCCGATCGAACGGCCCGCTAGGGGAATCCAGAGACGGGGGCCAGCCCCGTGTCGGCGCGATCGATGGACCTTGACCGGCGGCCCTAAAGGCCGCACACGGTGTGGGGTTTATAATCCCTACACATAGTCATATTATCTCATACCCACGTCCCCATGTCAATAGTCTAACTCGTTGATTTCATTGGTGTTTTTAGAGGCCCGGGAGGGGGCCCAGAGGCCCGGGAGGGGGCCCAGAGGCCCGGGAGGGGGCCCGGGAGGGGGCCCAGAGGCCCGGGAGGGGGCCCAGAGGCCCGGGAGGGCCCCAGAGGCCATACATTCATTGCCGACTCTACAGCCTCCGGCGTCGGCACTCCGGCAAGACGTGCTAGTTTTGAAACGATATATTCCTCGTTTGGCGTGTGGCTATTGAATAAGCCGCCCCCCGTGGGGTCTTTCCGACAATGACCACAAAAAGAAAAACGGTATTCCAGATCCGCCGACAAGGACTAAAAATACAGCCGGCAATCGGCGATTTTGGTCAGTACCCACTACCGGCGCAAGGCGCGTAGTGACAAGGTTCCCTATACGCGCGTAAGAAAAATCCTACCGGAATATCGTATGCTTCCGCCGAGTTTTGCCAGCCAAGCAAGGCGTAACTTACGCGCCAAACTTAAAGTGCTTTGTTAAGAGGGGGCGGGGGTCGGCGTCGGCAAGGGGTTTTTGGAAGATTACGATATTCCACTAAGTTTTTCTCACGCGCGTATTATGCCGCCCCCGGTCAGTCGTCCGGCTCGATCTTGTCCAGATACCCGGACACCGCCGCCTTGTCCGCATTGCACTGGGCAAGCGCGGCCACGCACTCAGGCCACGCACGCTTGCGCAAGTCGCCGTATGTTTCTGGACGGTAATCGTAGGGTGTCGGCGCCAACCACGCGCGAGACGGCGCCAAATCAATTCTGGCCGGCGATTGACAACACCCGGTCAACGTAGTCGCTAGGAAGAGAAGTCCGCTCACAAGCGTCCTGTGACGGCGTGAGAGGGATTGCTTGGTTCTGGAGATCTCGCAATCTGGCAAGGATCGCGTTGTTTCGTCGGCGTAGCTCACTGGCCGTTTCCTCCCGCGCCTTGGCGGCCTTGTCTTGGAGCACGACGGTCTGTGCCAACGACTCGACGGCAGCCTCAAGCTCGCCGTTGCGCTTGATGGTGTGGACAAAGAAGACCAGACCGGCGATCACGAGCGCCGATCCGGCCGCGTAGAAATACCACTTGGTCATGACGCGCCTCTGCTGGCGAAGTGTTCGCCGACATTGCCGCCGGCATATCCGAGCAAGGCCCACATCGAGAAATCGACCCAGTTGTCGCCGGAAATCGAGCCGTTCAACAGCATTCCGCACCCGACGAAGAACGCCATCAGAAAAAACCACAATTTGCGAGACTTGATCTTGTTCATGTCATCGACACTCCCGTTTCAGTTTGCGGAAAACAAGCTCGTTTTCTGTGTACACGCGTTCAACGGAATACACGACCGTTTTCAGGCACCACCGTTCAATGACAGAGCAAACGTGATCGATATGTCTGGCCGACGCGCTTGTCCCGTTGGTGATCAGAACAATTCCCGGCGCCCGGCCGGTCTTGTTCGAGTAGTGCATCGACTGACCGATGGCCTCGGCCCATTTGTAGGAAAAATCGTACTCGAACGCGGCTTCAGGAGACAGGCAATCAACGCGCGTGCCGTCATTCAACCGGTATTCGACGATGCCGCCGCAGAAGTGTTCGACATAGGCCGCTTCCGGTACGCGCCCGGCCCATGCCAACGCTGTGAAAGACACAAACAACAGTCCGAGCAATAGAAACTTTCTCGTCATTGGTGGAGTGCCCGCTTCGTAAGAACTTGCGTCAGTGTTCGACGGATGATTTCCCGTCTTATGCGACGGCGTTCGAGAACGTCACGCCAGTACAGGTGATTCGTGATCCGCTCGTTCAACGTGATGCCGTGTTGCTCGAACGAGGCGGATTGGTTCTTTTCAATGGCGACGACGATCTCGTTCGCCAGTTGTTTACGATCCTCTGCTGACAGACTCATACCATGCCCTTACGTCGAAACAAGGGCACGCTTTGACCCATTCCCACTCGTCCACGCGCCCGTCTCCGTCAATATCCGGGGACAGATCCCTGTGCCCCAGCACGTCACTGTTAGGAAATGCCCGTTTCAGAGCATCCACCAAGGCGCGTAACGTCTCGTACTGCGCGTCAGAGTAAGTATCAGCCGGGTTCCCGTATTGGTCAAGTCCGCCAACCATGCAGATCCCGATGGAATCCGCGTTGTGGCCTTTGACGTGGGCGCCGATCTCGGCGATGTCGCGGCCTTTTTCAAGCGCCCCGTTCAACCGGATCACGAAGTGGTAGCCGATGCCGCGCCACCCGCGTTTCTTGTGCCAGCGGTCAATGTCGTGAGCGGCAACGTCGTCGGGGCGTGTTGCAGACGTATGGACGACGATTTTGGTGATTGGACGCATTACAGAATCTTAACGGTAAGCAAGATTCGTCGAATGTGTAGGTACACTGACGTAGTCGGCGCGGCTGTAATCTCGTTTCTGAAAAAGAACGACGCCGCGTGACGTTTCATGTCTGGGTAATACACCGTTGTGTCTTGGACACTCCCTATCAGCGAGCCGTTCAAATAAAAATCTACCTGCGATCCGGACACAGTCCCGTTGATACGGATTTCAAACGTGTTTTTTGAGTATTGGTTTCCTGAAAACTGAAGGGTTGCGGACGTGGCGGTTTCGGTATTGTTTGCGTGGATGTCGCCGACACCAAGATAGATTGTATCGTTAGAGGCGGAATCGAACGCAATCCGAAACCACGCGCCAACGGCAGACAGCGCGCTATTACGAGACACCATTCCGATATACAAATCCGTGTTTGCAGGTTTTGCTGGACCAAGAGAAGCGGACCCGTTAATAAGCACATCGGTTTTCCAGACAACATCGGCGTCACTATAGATAAAGAAGCCGGATTCGTTTGTTGGATTAGTGACCCCGTCAATGATGTCAGACGTGATCCTGCGATCCGATTCTGCGTACTCGCCAGCAACGCCGGTTGTATAATATGTTTGCAGGCTTGTCGTCCCCAACGTAGGACTTTTTACGACCGCATTAGACCCGGTTGTGTATGTTCCAAAATACGTGTCGGCGCCGCGCAGGATAACGGTGTCGTGCGACACGGCGCTAATCGAATCTGCCCCGATAATTTGCGAGTCTTCGCCGACAATCAAATCCGCACCATCGAACTCGACAAACTTGGTGCTTCCGTCCCCGATATATGCCCTCGGCGACCCGCCGTTGTGCTCCAACTGGATGCCGTTCTGTCGGTACGTCTCCGATCCAACCGTCACCCGACGATTATTGAAGTCCAGAAGGATCTCGTCCGTACCGCGCCGGATCTCGCCAGAGGCCAGTGTCAGGCCGGTCTGGACGGCGTTTTGCGTGTTGTCGGCGTCGGCCGGCGGTTTGGTGCCGGTCACGTCGGTTGTGTAGTCCGCCGCGTCCTTGGTCGCCAAGGCGCCGGCGTCGGTCAGATTCGAGATACCCGATCCGCCGAGGATCGACAATGTGCCCGCGATGAGCAGGCTTGCTCCGTCCCATTTCATGTAGTTGCTCCCGTCTCCGATGTTGAATTGCGCAACGTTGGCGTTCACACCGAGCCAGAATCCGACGTTCGTGTCGTCGGAATAGTCGAATCTGCCGGCACGGCCTGTTGCCAGCCATACGTGCCTTGCTCTCGATAGTAGATATTCGAGTACGAATAGGTGGCATCCGACGGTGGCGTGACCGCGACCTCGACCGTCGCCAGATTTTCGTTCAACGTGTTCGGTGTGTTGGTACTGATGGTCGGTGACAGGCCGCTCGCCGGTTGGGCATACGACGGACTATCCGCCAACGGTTGTTCCGGGCGCGGCACAAACTGAACGCGCGATCCGCCGCTTGCACCGGACAGATACACATCGTGCACGCACTCCCACGTCATGTCGCCATCGACAACCGTGTCGCCAATAGTTGTCGGCCATGTCGGCTCTGTGCTGCCGGTTGACCATTCCCAGCTAGTGCCTTGGAACCCGAAAATCTCGTAATTTGTCGCGCTTCCGCCTTGTAGGCCGACGAGCTTGTACATGTACCCGTTCGGCGCGGTTGGACGGGCGTAAATGACGGTGTCGAGCACCTTCTGTGCGGCGATCTGCTCGCTGCCTGATCCTCTCGGTGCGGCGGCAGAGTATTTCTTGTTGGCTTGCCACGGCGCAGTGAAATCCTTGTAGTTGTCATAATTGACAAACTCGGAATTGGGCAGCGTAGAAATCCGAATGGTCCAGAATACTTGATTGACTGGTCGGTAGGTGTCGATAAACGGGAAAGATCCGAACTCTGAACGCACCAGAACCTTGCCAGCCGGCAGTTCGAGATCTGGCGTGGTGGCGAGCGATCCGTCCAGAAGAACGTGCAACGCGCCCGGAGCACCGAAGCCGCCAAGCCCGGCATAAATCGTCTTTCCATCAACGACCACGGACCCGCCAATGCCGCCGTCCCCACCGGACAAGTCGATCTCTCCGGACGGTTGGATCACCATGCCGCGAGCGATGACACGCAGCCCGGCACCTCCGTTACCGCCGTTTCCGCCCGGATACCATGTTGCACTGTCGTACAACATCGGGCCACCAGAAGAGCCGGACGTGCCTCGCAAATCGGCGGGAAGATCAAGCAGGTTCGTTCCGTCAATGTTGCGAACAGAGACAAACGGGACCGTCTCGTTTTCGCCGTGCACGAAATAAAGCGACGTATCGACAGATTGCTTGATAAGCCTCCAGTAGCCGCTGGCGTATCCTACAGAGCACCCACCGAGGGATATGGAATGCCCCAAGTATCCCGGTGTACCGGGGACAACGTCATTGAAGCTTGTCGGCGACGACGGCGCAATGGCACCGGCAATCCCTCTGCCACGCCCGTCGATCTTCCCTTGCACTTCCAACGTTCCGCCAACATGCAACTGCACGTTGTCCGTAATCGTTAGCGTGATGCCAGAGGGAATGATAAGGTCGCCTGGCGTGTAGAACACGCCGCTATGCGGATCTGGCGAAAACAACGTCGGGACGCCGGTGAGCGTGCCGTCAGCGGTCATCGTGCCGTTCGCGTCGAGCGATAGCACGGTGGACAAGTCCGTTGCGCCAGTCAACAACGAGCCGTCGAAAAACCCGTCCAACAGGTTCGTGCCCGCATCGAGCGTCAACCCCTCACTGCTAGTTGATGCCGGTTCACTTGAGCCGAACAACGAGAGCGTGACCGTCCCCTTGATCCAGTCGATGCGAACTTGCTGGATCTCAAAGGCGCGGTCAAGGACCGTATAATCATCGTTCGATGTATCGCGCACGTGTGGCAACCGAACGGTTACCACGTCGCCAACTTCCAGCATGTTATTGGCAAGGAACGTGGTGACGGTAAGCCGCAACGGTGGCCCGGCATAGCGGTCACGCAGAGCATGGAACCGGTTTGCCAAGTCTGTCGAGGTTGCCACGGACCCATACATTCCACGGAACTCAAGGCGCTTGACCTTGGCCGTTCCGTGTTTGGAAATCGACGTTGCGTCGGTCAGAAATGCAGCACGGGTAAAGCGATCACGCACCCAGTCATAGTTCCACCGGACCAAGTATTGATTGGCGACGGCTTTTGCATCGTGTTCGAGCGGCGAGACGTTCACAATTGACGCATTCGTGAGCATGAACACGGAAGCCGCGCCGGACAGGACAGACGAAAAGCGTTTCAAGCCCAGTTCGCCGGTGGTCCTTACCGGTGAAAATACGCCGGCGTACAAATACAATTCTTCCTCGATGAACGCCTTACCGTCCTCGTCCTCAAGGCCATGAAATCGCACCCGCACACCAGCAGACGGATCGGCAGTGTCCCAGATGTCACGGCCAATGTTTTCAAAGTCGGAAAGCGCGATGTACTGATCGGCAACGCCCAGATGCCAGTTTGCCGGAAGCGTTGCCGTACCTTGGCCGTGCAGTTTGCCGGTCAGCAGTGCGTAAGCGATCTTGATTGCCGGGCCTTCAAGATAGACAAACTCCGTCACGGCCGGCCGGCGATCCACCGGGCGCGACGTATCGACTTCGTGAGGGACAGCGTAAGAGCCGAGCACGCCACGACCGTTGGTGTCCACGTCCAACACCGGGCCGAGCGTGGTATCGACGCGAGCGCCGGAGCAACGGATCACGCATCGTGCTCGACGAGCGTGAACACCGTCTCGTCTGCGACCGGAATCACGGTGTCCGTGGCCGAGATTGATTGAACGAGCCGGGTTTCCTTGAGCACGAACAACTGCTCGCGCATGAACCGTTGCACGTCGTTCAATCGCAGCTTGTAAACGCGCTTCTTCGCATCGAACGAGAAATCGTTGACGATCTGCGTCTGCACGAGGGAGAAATCGCTCCACGCCAGACCTTCATAACCGAAATACACGCGCACTCGCTTGTGGCGCAAGCCTTCCCCGGCATTGGACAGCTTGCCGTGGATGATGGCCGAGACGGCATCGTCCTTGTCCAGAAGGGAAACGGTCAACGCGCCGATGGTGGACGATGCCGCGCCCGGATCGACAGTCTGCGTTGTGCCGGAAACGCTTTCGACAACCCCCTCGGTCACGGACGCGCCCGTGGGAACAGGCGTGCCGACGTGCGACGTGAAGTATTCCAGATCCGTGTAGGCATTGTCGAAAGCGATCTCGACGACGAGGCGTGGCTCCTTGTCCAAGTAGCCGTTCTTTTCGATGAATGCTTGCGAGTCTTGGCGCATGTCAGGTAGCCATGAACTTCAGTGAGATCTGGTAGTAGTCGGACAAGTTCATTCGACGTGGCGTGAACTGCTTTGACTCCATGATCACATTCACAGGATTATCCGGCGACGCGATCGTTCCCCACGGGTCGAACTGGAACAGTTCGCCGGCGGATACAGAAGCGAAAAACTCCTCCCACAAAGGCTTGTCGGCCTCTGGAATCGCGGTCGCGGTCATCGAATAGGTGTCCGTTTGACGAAGCAGGATCGTCTCGCGCAAACCGCCTAGCGACGTGTTTTCGTTGCGCGTAACGCCGATCTGCGGGTCGTATGCGGACAAATCAAACTCCAATGTGTAGTTGGTGCCGGCAGTATGCCCAGACGCAAGGCGCCGTGCAGCAGTATAGGTGATCGTAGCCATTACTGAAGCCTCACATCACGATCGAGCGCGTCACGAATGCCAGAAACAACCTTGTTTTCAATGTAATCGTCCCATCCATACACGTCGCCGTCAAACACAACAGTCACCGACGGTGATGCCTGTTGCGGTTGCTCTGGAGCGGACGGCGCGGCGGTGGCGGTCGGCACCGTGTTTACCGGTGAGCCGGCTCCGCCTCTCGCCGCCGCACTAACTGACGGTGCCGCTTTGCGGCCGCAGCTACAAGGGCCGCCAACGGAGGACCGAGGATAGGGCCGAACTTCAACGCTTCTGTGATGCCGGTAGCAACATTCACAACAGCCGTCCCAATAGCGGCGGCCTTGTTGATCTCGAACATCAACCGGTTGTGTTGAGCGACGCCGGCAGTTTGTTCGGCCATGAACGAGAACAGTTCTTTCTTTTGCTGGATATAGGTCTTCTTCTCGAACTGCATCTGCTTAAGTTTCGCAGTTGCGAAAATATCTCCCATGCGTGCTTGGTGTTGAAGCTCGGCCATCTCTTTTGCGCGGCGATACTCCTCTTCCGACGCGAACATGTCCAGCATGTACAGATTTTCGATCTCGGTCAACCGTTCATAGTATTCAATGGTTGCCCGTTCTTGCCTGCATCTCAAGCGACTGTCCGTAGATCGTCTCGTCACGGACCCGCGCAGCATCGATCAAATACTGGTTCAGTTCTTCTTCGGTCTGGATGCGCCCCTCTGCGTACAAGTCTTGCAGGCGCATCACTGTGTTGGTGTATTCGATCTGCGCCCGTTCCGCATCCGAGTAATACGACCGGCGCAGCGACAACAAGTAAGCCATGTCCGCTTGCTCTTTCTGAGCAAGGTTCGCCCCTAGTGCCTTTTCTTGTTGTGGCGTGGTGGCAGGCTTCGACGCCTCTTCGATCTTGCGTTGCTCTGCGGACAGTTCGCCCATAAGGTCCATGTATTCTTGTTGTTGCGCCTTGAACCACTCCGCGTCTTCCTTTGACCCGAACACCATCTTCGATATCAACGGCTCGCCGGAAACGGCCTTTAACTTGCCGGCCGTTTCAGTGACCATCGCTTCGGCAGAAATGGTCACTGACCGCTGCATCTCATCAAACCAGTCACGAACCTTGGTCGGATCGTCAAACACTGACGCCCATGTGTCCGCTAACTCCTCGCTCTTCTTTACAAGCTCGTTGAACGATGCACTTGTGTCATAGACCTCGTACCCAAGTTCCTTAAGGCGCTTCCTCGCTGTCTCGCCGCCGGTGGTGAAATACTCCCATACCGTGATCTTGTCTCGTTTCTGCGCGTCGTACCACTTCCGCATCACGTCGAAATCGCTGATAAGGGCGTTGATTCCGTGCGTGATGGTCTGGAACCCTAGCATCGTGGATTCGGCCATCGCCATCGCCAGTTTGCCGGCGAGCCGGAACCCGTCGGCAAGAGTGGCGGCCACACCAGCAATGTCCTCGGACCACTCTGCAATGTCGCCAGACTGCTTTAGCTCGTCGAACTCGTTGTTCAATTCCTTGAGGACATTTGCCAGACCAAAAACAGCCAGTTCTGTCGTATCCGAGAAAAACTCACCGAACTTGATCTGTAGATCCGCGATATAGCGCGGCATGGAAGTCATCTGTTTGCCGGCGGTCTGCATGGCATTGGCGTAAGACCCGGCAATCGCGCTCGACTTCTCCATGACGGCGTTCAACCGGGCTTGCATCTTTTCTTGCTCGGTAAGCGCGTTCTGCGCCTTGCCAAGTTCGGCAGCCATCTTCTTGTATGCGCTCTGGAACGACACGTTCAAACCGAGCAAGCGCAGCATTTCCGGTTGCGCCGTCTGCACGGCATAAATTAACCGGTTCAACGCCTCGGACGAATTGATGTTACCGACGACGGCGGCGTCCTGAGCAAGACGTGCGAGCTTGGAGGCTTGCGAAAGGTCCATGTTCGCTTGGATCATGCGGATCACGGTGTTTCGTGATTCCGTCATAGTGATCCCCATGCTCTTCACTTGTTCGGCGAGCTTGTTGACCTGCTCTGACGTGTAGCCGGCGTTGCGGCCGACGGTTTCGAGCACAACGCCGAGTGTTTCATATCGGGCGGCGGCAGTCGCGGAAGAAACGACCGTTTGAACGGCCTTGCCTACAGAGTACACGCCGGCAGCATACGCCGCGACCTTCTTGACATAGGCGCCGATGGCGGTGGTGCTTTTGTCGAGTTTCTTTTGCGTGTCGTCGCCTTTGCGACCGAGGGCTTGAAGCTCATCATACGTCTTCTTGAACCCTTCCGATCTGATTTGTGCGACAAGCTCAGCTGCCGTCGTTCCCATCTCTGTGTGCCTCGTTGATTGCGTCCTCGATGGCGTGCACCTTGACCATCAATTCAAGGGCGTTCAAACCGGTAATAGAGGCATAAGCGTGGATGCCTTCGTAGGTGATAGGACGCGCCTTGGACAAATCGACAAAGGCCGCGTAGTAATCAGCATTGCAAGGAAGCAACGCCGGCATGTCCTTGAGCGGTTTCGGGGTCCGTCCCGAACGTCGCTCGACTTCTCTAAGTTCCTCGATCTTGTCCGCCCACCGCATCATCCATAATGCGTAGGCGGTCAGTTTCCCAGTTCTTCCTCGTGGTTGGCAGCGACAAAGTTCTCCGGCTCGGACGAAAACGCAATAATGCGTTGGCCGATGCCGATGTACTTGGCGATCAAGTCGCGTCGATTCTCGAACGTGTTGGGCAACGGCTTACCGTCGTCACCGTCCAACCCCTCGAAATCAAGGAACAGGTATCGAGCAATCGCGTCGATGGCCCCGTCCTCGTCTTCGGCACGCAATCCCTTTGACGCCTTCTGGTAGTCTTCTGACCAGAACGACGCCACCTTGAAACGCACTCCCGGCGCAACCCGCATCCATGCGGTAGCGTGAGAAGCGCGGTCTTTAAGCAGCCACAAATCACTTGGGCGCATCTAGTTTCCTCCGTTATGCGATGGAAGTGGAAATGATGATCGAAGATCCGAGCGTCGAATCAAGCCGCCCGCGCCACTTGCCGTTTAGCATCATCGGCCCCTCATCGCCAGCCTTCGGCGTCTCGATGTCGATGTACGCGCGCGGCACGCCAAGGGCGAAATAGTTGCCGTTCGCGTCGCCGGCGGAAATGTCGATGCTCTTCGCGGTATGGGCGATGGAGTCTTGATACTCGGTCAAGTCCTCGAAATAGAAAGACACGTCGCCAGTCGGCAATTGCCGGCCAGCAAACTGCGCCACCTTGAACCGGGAACCGATCACGAAGCCATCGGAAAGGTTGTTCGGCACCTCGGCAGAGAACTTGGTCATGTTGGAATTGACCACGTTGTCCAAAAGCACGCTGCCTGAGAACGACGTGAACGGGTCGGCGGTGGACACGTCTGTGGCGGTTGCCGGCAAGGTCGTGTTGACCGTCTCGTTCATACCATTGATGGTGAAAGCGAGCGCCATTGCGGCGTTCGGCGCGATCTCGACCTTCATGGAATCGACAAGACAGCCGGCGAACACAATTTCCTGTCCGATGTCGCGGAACCGCTTGGAAATCGAGTAGTACCGGGCAGTGGTGCCGCCAACAGCATACTGCGCATGGACGCGCTCGGAGCCGGAGCCGGTTTCGTCGGTCAAGGTAGCGCCGGCAATGGTCATGGACGTTGCGGAAACGGCAGTTACCTTGCCCCACGTGTTGTTCTCGGCATTGGCGAAGCCGGACAACTGTACCCACTGCCCGACGACAAATCCGTCGGTCACAAACGAGCCTGCCCCACGGGTGACAGCATTTGACGCGATGGACAACGTGGTCGTGCCGGTGTCGGTGGTCGTCCATGTGCCGAACAATGCGGCCTCGATGAACGCGTCGTGCGATTGCGGCGACAGTTCGGTCGAAATGTCGCCGGACACGTTCTTGTTGCCTTGAATGTCGGAAGATGACTGCCGATCAGCGCGTTTCTCGCCGGATTCGACAGTGTCGGACGTACCGCCAAGGGAGGGACGGTTTCGGGAATGTACGCGAGTTCTACACGGGAGCCTTGAGCGCGGGCCATGTTTGCCTCCTATCAGTAAAACGTGAACCACGGGCACTCTACCGTATGCTGGTAGAACCCGAACCCGTCGGGCCGGCCCGGAAGAAGCGACGGAACCGCGAAGTGCAAAACCGTCCCGTTTTTGCTCAGAGTCGTGTTCCTCGCAAACAATGATAGCACAGAATCAGCCATGTCCAATCCGACGCCGATACCAGAATCGGCCGGGGTGAACACGTCGATCGCCAAAATGGCGTCGAACCGGTTTTTTCCGGCATCGCCAAGCTCTGCCTGAGAGGCGCCGATAGGCGACAACGAAGCACGGATGAACGAAGCAGATACTCAGCTATTGCCGTGGCGGCGTTTAACAACATCTTGCATGTACCGTTTCATTTGTGGAACCGCGACGCGAAGCATTCCTTTCGGGTTTTGGCGAGAGCTGCCGCGCTCCAGTTGGACGATGTACGGCAGATTATTGGATACGAACAAGGTGCTTGTGGGCTTGGCGCCTTTTACGTCCCGGTTGCCGTACTTTTTGTTAGTGTTGCCCTTCGGGGCATTCTCAGGATCAACCGTGTCCACGGCAAGGTTCCAACTCGCCCGTGCCCGGCCGGTATCCACCGGGGTAAGAGCGGCCGCGCGTTCTTGCAGTTCCATCCCGGTTCTGGTCAACACAGCGACCAGATCCATGCCCAAGGCATCGGCGAACTTGCGAACCGCTACGGAAAACTCTGTTTTGACGTTTTTACGCACGCGCTTGTACCGTGATGGTTGCTGGAACGGCGGGCGCCAAGTGGCGCACGACATCATAGACTGTTCCGTTGTGAACGATTTTGTCCTTCGGCGTCGGGTCAAAATCAAGGGACGTTGCCTTGATAATGAACTTGACATCGGACGGAAGGATTGCAGCCCCGTCAATCTCGTTCAACGAAAACGACGAGCGCACGACCTTGACCGAGTATTCGACCACGTTCTCGGTTTTCTGCAACGTGGTCGGGTCCAATGTCTCAGACGCAACGTGTTGGTACGTCGCATCTTCGGCAATGTCGCCGATCGCTGCGAACGCGGTATCGATCGCGTTGTTGATGAGTTGCCGGTAGCCCATTACGCACGCACCACATCAACGACAGACGTGTACCCGTGGATTGTGCCGAGGCCACGGATCTGCGCGGTCACGGCTTCCGGCAGGATCTTCTTGCGATCGTACTTGTCGAAGTTCAAAGACACGACCCCCGGCACGGCCATCGACGAGATGCCCTTGTTGTCCGGGTCAGCTTGAACATCGTCAGTCAACAAGACTTCCGCGAGTAGCGCGGTCGCGTTCTTCACGGCTTGAGGAACGATCGTGTTGTCGATGTTACGGCCATATCGATCCTTGGCATAGTTACGCGGCCATTCAAGAGCTTGCGCATCGTCAGCCTTCTCCCCATTCCACTTGACGTAGCGATCAAGTAGTTCCGTTGCCGTAACAAGCGCGTTGATGCGCTCGTGCGTCGATGCGACGAACCAGTCATTCGCTCGCGGACGGTGGATCAGATACGAATTGGCTTCGGAAACAGTGAGGTAGGCGTTGGCTGATGCTCCGCCGACGGTTGCGTCAAGAGTGATCGCCGTGCCAATGATGAACACGCGCAACGTGCGAGCAATCGTCCTTGCCGGCGTGGCGCTTGTAACGATTTCGACAGTCAGATCGTACTCGGTGCCCGCGTCGCCACCAGAAAGCGAATGATACGTTGTGGCCCCGGCCACGCCAGAATCAGCAACGGTGATGCCTGCCGGCGCGGTCGTCGTTTGTCCGGCGATCGCTTCGCCGGCATCAAGAACATTCGTCCAGTCTAGCTCAAACGTGTTCGTTGTGTCCGGGCGCTTCGATACGAACAGAACCGACGACTCTTTTTCGATGTTTACGCTCATGCCTGTTTCCTGCGAACGTTTGATTGCACTTGGCACCTCGACCGTTTCGCCGTACACCGTGCGCACGATCACAGTCGCAGCGCCGGAGGCCGTCGCAGAAGCGGCTTGAGGAGTGCCGGACGACACCACCAGTCCGGGGACAGTGCCGGCACCGGCCCCCGTTGCCGGATCGGCTTGAGGGGTGCCGGAAGCGCCCACAACACGGACAGCAATACCGGTACCAATGGCCGGATCGGCTTGTGGGGAGCCGGAAGCAACAACGTTGCCGGAGACAACGCCGGTTCCGGTGCCAATGGCCGGATCGGCTTGTGGGGAGCCGGAAGTGCCCACAACGCGCAGCCCGGCCCCGGTGCCAGTGGCCGGATCGGCTTGTGGGGAGCCG